ACCAGGTGGCCTTCTACCGGGCGGTGCTCAAGCAGGTGATCAGCCTGCCCATGCCCGTCTACTTCGTCGCGGTGGAAAAGCGGCCCCCTTTCAGGTGCGGGGTGTGGCAAATCCACGAGGACGCCTTGAATCAGGCCCAGCGGGAGAACGAGGCGGCCATCGAGCGGCTGAAGCTCTGCATGGAGGCCGACACTTGGCCCTCGGGCTACGCCGAGATACGCGTGTTTGACCTCATCTGACCAGAGCCGCTGACGCCGGGGGCGCTGCTCGGGGCGGGCATGACACCGAGAAGGATCGCCGTCCCCCGCCCCCGCGTCGCGGCGAGATAACCCGAGACACCCAATAAGGAAATCCCCATGTCATTGCTGGATACGTTGATCGACACAAAAACCCTCGCGCCGCCCAAACTGCTGGTCTACGGGCCGCCGGGGGCCGGCAAGACCACGTTGGCCGCCTCGGCCAAGGCCGTGCTCTTGGACTGTGAAAACGGGGCCGGCACGATCCCTCGGCTCCGACGCACACCGTATCTCGAATCCTGGTCCCAGATGCGGCAGTGGCTGGTGGAGCTGGCCCAAGCCCCGCCGGCCAGCATCCCTGTCGTGGCCGTCGACACGATCGACTGGATGATCCACCGCATCACGGAGCACGTGGTCATCGACCTGGACGGCAAATCGCCGCAGGAGATCACCAACACGCTGGGCACGGCCCACGGGGGCTACTATCGGGCGCGGGAGGTCGTGGTCAACGTCGTTTCCCGAGAGCTGTTTCCGCTGCTCAACGCGATCACGTCTCGGAACACGGCCGTTCTGCTTCTGGCCCATGCGGCCAACGTCCGGATCAAGACGCCTGAAGGCTTCGACCTTCGCCTGGCCGCCCCGGACATCCCTTCGTGGTTGGCCCCGATGTTCATCGAATGGGCCGACGCCGTGCTCTACATCCATCAGGCGGACAACCAGCGCAGCCTGCAATGCGTGGGCAGCAACGTGGTGCAGGCCAAGAACCGCTACCGCTTGCCGGCCCAATTGCCGTTGGACTGGTCGGCCCTGATGGCGGGAATCACCGGCAACATGAACTCTCAATCCCAACCCTCTGACAACGGAGACCAAAACCATGACTAGCCTTCGCGGCTTTGACGCCAACCAGGTGGAGCCGTCCACCACGTTCGAGCCGATTCCGGCCGGAAAATACCTGGCCGCGATCACCGACTCGAAGATGAAACCCACCAAGTCGGGCAACGGCGAGTACCTCGAGATCACCTTCCAGATCCTGGAAGGCGAGTACAAGGGCCGACAGCTCTGGGCCCGGCTGAACCTGAACAATCCCAGCGAGCAGGCCGTGAAGATCGCCCGGGGCGAGCTGTCGGCCATCTGCCGGGCGGTTGGGGTGATGCAGCCTAACGACTCGACGGAACTTCACAACCTACCTTTGGTCATCACGGTCCGCTGCAAGAAGCGTCAGGACACCGGCGAGATCACCAATGAGGTGAAGGGGTACGCCAAGCGGGAAGCAGCCAGCGGCACGCCCCAGCAGGCCGACACCGACACCCCGCCATGGATGAGGAACTGATGGGCGCCAGGTCTCGACGGAAGGGAGTGCGCGGGGAACTGGAGGCCGCGGCGGAGCTACGGAGGCTCTTTGGCACGGAGGCCCGCCGCGGTCGCCAGTTTCAGGGCACCGACGAGTCGCCGGACGTGTTGGCCGACGTCCCCAGGGTGCACTTCGAAGTGAAACGCGTGGAGGCGTTGCGGCTCTACGACGCTCTGGACCAGGCGATGGACGATGCGGGCGACAGCGTGCCCGTGGTGCTCTACCGGTCGAACCGGCGGCCCTGGGTGGCCATCGTCCGGCTCGATGACCTGCCGCGTCTGGCAGTGCAGTTGTACCTGACGCTGGCAGCCAACCAATAGCCCGAAAGGACAGCCCTGTGAAGCTCGACCCAAAAAGCATCCGCATCGACGGGGGCACTCAGCCCCGTGCGGAGCTGTTGATCGACGTGATGGAGGACTATGCGGAGCAGATGCGCAACGGCGTCGAGTTCCCGCCCATCACCGTGTTCTTCGACGGCAAGGAATATTGGCTCGCCGATGGGTTCCATCGCCTGGGCGCAGCGCTTCGAGCTCGTCCCGACGACCCCATCGAGGCGGAGGTAATCCAGGGGACCCAATCGGACGCCCAGTGGTACAGCTATGGCGTGAACATAACGCATGGACTCCGGAGAACGAACGAGGACAAGGAGCGGGTGGTGCGTGCTGCGCTTCGTCATCCGAATGCGTCGACATTCAGCAACGTACAAATCGCCAACCACTGCGGAGTGAACGAGATAACCGTGCGAAGATACCGCACGGAAATGGAGCCATCTTCGACAAAGTCGAAGATGCGCAATGTGACCCGGGGCGGTACGACTTACCGGCAGAACACCTCGAACATTGGCAAGAACCCAAAATCGAGGCGCAGTCGCCAACCCTCTCGACGCATGGCCAGCCGGATTCAACAGCCCACCCGCGCTCCCAATCCCGTCGAGAAGATGACGGCCCTCTCCATGCCCCATAACCCTGTCATGGGGGCCAGGACACTCATCGAGGTGTTCGACGCCGACTACCTCCGCGCCGTGGTAGACGAAATCTCCAGCTACCTGCAAGGGCTCGAAGCATGAGCATTGTCGTAGTCCCATGGCCGGGCCCAATAGCAGCGACCTGCCGCGACGACCGAGCTGTTCCCGCTTCCCAAGGATCGAGCGACGACGGCCGCGGCGTGACTATGGGCCTGGGGGCGGCCCATCCGGCGGCATAGTGCGGGCTCGGGCTCATAACCCGCGCCCTCGCGCCGCAAGTCCCGACGCCGGATCTCTCGGACATGCCTCGCATCACACGGCAAGCGGATGATCCAACTCCGTCCCTACCAGCACGACGCGGTCCAGGCCGTCTACGACTACCTGCGCCAGCATGATGACAACCCGTGTGTCGTCATCCCGACAGCAGGGGGCAAGACCCCCGTCATGGCCACGATCTGCGAGGATGCGGTCACCAAGTGGCAGGGGCGCGTGCTGATCCTCGCGCACGTCAAGGAGCTCCTCGAGCAAGCGGCCGACAAGCTCAGGGCCATCTGCCCGGAGGTCAGGTTCGGCGTCTACTCGGCGGGGCTGAAGCGTCGTGACACGGAGCACTCGGTGATCATCGCCGGGATCCAGAGCGTCTACCGGCGGGCCTGCGAGCTCGATGCCTTCGATCTGATCGTTGTAGACGAATGCCACCTTATACCCCCCGAAGGCGAGGGCAGGTACCGACAGTTCCTCACCGAAGCGAAGGTGGTCAACCCGCGCGTACGCACCATCGGGCTGACGGCCACGCCGTTCCGATTGAAGTCGGGCATGATCTGCGGGCCCCCCGACCAAAGCATCTTGAACGCCATCTGCTACGAGATCGGCGTCAAGGAGCTGATTCGCGACGGGTATCTCTGCCCCTTGGTCACCAAAGCCGGCATCCAGAAGGCCGACACCTCGGATCTCCACCTCCGCGCCGGAGAGTTCGTCGCTGACGAAGTCGAGAGCCTGATGGACCGTGACGAGCTGGTCGAATCGGCATGCCGGGAGATCGTCGAGTGCACGCAGGATCGCAGCTCGGTCCTGATCTTCGCCTCCGGCGTGAAGCACGCCCAGCACATCCAGCGCGTGCTCAACGAGACGCACGGCGTCGAGTGCGGGTTCGTGTGCGGCAAGACCCCCACTGGCGAGCGCGATGAGACCCTGGCCCGCTTCCGCGGCCTGAAATCGGACGGCCTGTTCGAGCGGGAGCCGCTCAAGTACCTGGCCAACGTCAACGTGCTGACGACGGGCTTCGATGCGCCCACCGTCGACTGCGTGGCCGTGGTGCGTCCGACGATGTCGCCGGGGCTCTGGTATCAGGTCGTGGGTCGTGGTTTCCGACTCCACCCGGGCAAGCAGAACTGCCTCGTGTTGGACTTTGGCGGCAACACCCTGCGCCACGGGCCGGTCGATCAGATCCGCGTGCGAGAAAACGGCGCCAGCGGCTCGTCCGATCGGGAAGCGCCGGCCAAAGAGTGCCCCGAATGCCACTCGCTGATCGCCGCCGGCTACTCGGCCTGTCCCGACTGCGGGTATGAGTTCCCGGCCCGCGAGAAGGCCAACCACGACGCGACCGCGTCGACCGAGGGCGTCCTTTCCGACCAGGTGGTCAACGAGAAGTACCCGGTGCGGGACGTGACGTACAGCGTCCACACAAAGCGCGGTGCCGACGACGACGCCCCCAAGACCATGCGCGTCGACTATCGGATCGGGTTGGCCCGCTGGGTCTCCGAGTGGGTCTGCTTCGAGCACGAAGGCTACGCCCGGTGGAAGGCCGAGCAGTGGTGGCAGGCCCGATCCAGCGACCCGATCCCCGACACGGCCCAGCGCGCGGTCGACATCGCCAACGGGGGCGGCGTGTGTTGGACGGAGGCGATCACCGTTCGCAGCGTGCCCGGCGAGCCGTTCGACCGCATCGTCGACTACGAGCTGAGCGCCAAGCCCGAGCTGGCGCCGCTTGAAGAGGCTCTGGATTACGACGACAGCGAGATCCCCTTTTGACGGAGAGCCAAACGGATGGATGACCTCTGTCGCCGGGTGTTCTGTCCGGAGTGCGGCGCCGTGCGAATCTGCAACGTGGGCTCGCCGTACGCCGTCTGCCCCAACGGCCATGGCAGGCTGGTCCGGCGGTTCACCAAGGCCGAGCTCCGCAAGGCCCTGGCCGCGAAACTCCCCCGAGCGCGCCGCCTGCGGCGCAACCGGTTCACGATCGACGGCCACGAGGGGCTCTTTGGGTATCGCAACGGCAGCGGTCGCAAGCCGGCGTTGCCCGGCATGTCCGTCGAGGCCGACGAGGTAATCGCCCGCCATGTCACTCGCAGCCGGCAACTGATTCGCGTGTACGCAAGGAAGGTCCGCTCTGGGAAGAAGGGTCTCGATGGACGTCAGGTTGCTCCAGGCGGCGACTGACTACGCCGAGCTCGGCTACGCCGTGTTTCCCTGCGCCCCCGGGACCAAGCGGCCACTGACCGAGCACGGCGTTCTCGATGCCACCCTCGACCTCCCGCAGATCGACCGCTGGTGGACCGAGCACCCGACGGCCAACATCGGCCTGGCCACGCGCGGTCTGATCGTCATCGACGTCGACGGCCCCGGCAACCCCTGGCTTGCCGACGAGCCCCAAGAACTCCTCGATCTGGCCCAGGCGCCGATGGCCCTGACGCCCCGCGGCGGCCGGCACTATGTCTTCCGGCAGCCGGAAGGCAAGCAGTGGCGCGGCACGGCCGGCGAGCTTGCCCCGCACGTCGACACCCGCGCCGACGGCAACTACATCGTCGTGCCGCCGTCCGTGCTGTCCGCGGGCAACTACCGCTGGGCGGACGGCATGGCCTTGGACGTCGCGCCCGAGAATCTCCCCGAGCCTCCGGGTTGGCTTGCCGAGCGACTCGATGGCAAAGGCGCGATCTTTCCGCAATTGGCGACTGGGGAGTCGGCCGGCAACTCAATCCCCTCCGGCCAGCGGAACAGCACGCTGGCCAGCCTGGCGGGGACCATGCGGCGCGCCGGGATGACGGGCGCCGAGATCCTCGCCGCCATTCGCCAGGCCAATGCCGATCGGTGTGCCCCGCCGCTTGCCGACGACGAGGTCGAGCGGATCGCGGCCAGCATCGGTCGTTACAAGCCCGACGAAGTGACGGTCGCCGTTGCCGAGAACCATTGGCAGCAGACGCTCGGAAGGGCGAAAGACGCCAACAAGGTCCGGTTCACTGGAATCACGTCCCAAGAGCTGGCCGAAGGCGACTACGAGCTGACCTACCTGATCGACGGCCTGTTGGTCCGCGGGCAGCCGGGCGTGATCGCCGGGCCGAAGAAGACGCTCAAGACGAACATCAGCATCGATCTGGCCATCTCGCTCTCCCATGCGGGCCTCTTCCTGGGCCGCTTCAATGTGCCGGAAGCCGTGCGCGTGGGGGTCATGTCGGGCGAATCGGGAGCGGCCACGATCCAGGAGACGGCCAAGCGGATCGCCGAGGCCAAGGACTGGCGACTCGAGGACCTGGCCAACGTGATTTGGTCCTTCGAGATCCCCTCGCTGGCAAGCGCACAACACATCGCCGCCCTGCGGGAGTTCGTCCTCGACCACGAGCTGGAAGTGCTCATCCTCGACCCGACGTACCTGATGATGGTCGGGCTGGGCAACGACGCGGGCAACCTGTTCGTCGTGGGGGAATTCTTGAAATCCTTGGGCGAGCTGGCCCACGAGACCGGCTCGACGCCCCTCTTGTGCCATCACCTGAAGAAGAGCGTGGCCGAGCCCCACGAGCCAGCCGAGCTGGAGAACATCGCCTGGGCCGGGTTCCAGGAGTTCGTGCGTCAATGGATTCTGCTCAACCGGCGCGTGCGGTACGACCCCGACCGCGGCGGACACCACGAGCTCTGGATG